TTCACCTTATTGATACTCATTAGTCTTTCGTTAACGCTTCCCATGAAATAGGAAACAACGCCCCCACAATTCTATTCCATTCTGATGCAAGATCCTGTATCTCAAGTTGAGCTGTAGAACTTTTCCTGAGATTATATGCTCTTGCCCAAGCATACAAAGATCCTGTTACATAATATTCGGTCATCATAGACTGCGGAAGAACCATACGTGCTTGTTCTGGGCAGACCCCAGACGATATCATCTCCGTATATAACCTAGTCGACTTAATAACATGGGTCATATACGCTTCTTCTAGTGTAGGAGAAGTTAAACCATCGAACATTGGTTCTTTAAAATGAGTCACAAAATCTGTGGCAGAAGAACCCTGTTTAATCTTCTCGGGTCGTGATCTCCAATTCTCGGGTACATGAAAATCTGGCGGATCCGAAACATATCTCCTTGACACTTCATTATATGTAAATCCAACAACATGCTTAAATCTTTGTCGTGCTACAAAGATTGGCACCTTCTCACGAAGAGTTACCATCGCATGTGTGAATGGGGTGAAATGATTATGCTTAGCTAAGAAGTTGATCAACTTCTTATCAGGATCGTTTAGATTAGGAATAAATGCATATAATGTACATTCACCATCAGCGTCTGTGTGATCCACAACTTCATCAACACCAACACCATCAGATGTCTTGTTGAATGATACTCTTGCAGCATTAACTACCGAAATATCATCACCCATATTATCTATAAATTCAACTTTCATTAGTTTTCCTCGCTTCATTATATAATGCAATGTAATAATTATATTTTATTCTCGCCTCAAACATTTTAATACATTTATCCCTCCATTGAATTAATGTTCCCTGTGGAAGAGTTGAATTTATTTTGTCCGTACCATTATATACAGATAGCGGCATATAAATTGGAGCTCTCTTATCAAAAAACCCAAATTTACCATCTCCATCTTGAAGGATTTTATTTTCTACTAATCCTGCTCGAACTATTTCAATTTTCCAATTATCAGACTGTGCAAAAATACTCATAGACCCGTCCCATAGAAAATAAAACAGAAAAGCAATCCCCAATAAAGAATACCGTATATCACAAGTATTATTGTGGATTTTTTATCAGACATCATAATGTAAAACTATTCCCACAACCACATGAATTCTTATCTGGTATAGACACTTTAAATGCAGGACTAAAAGGACCACCAGTATAATCAATCGTAGACTCAGTGCCCATAATATCAAGAGTAAATTTATCTATCACAAACATATTTGGGCAATTATGACAGTCTTCTTCTTGTTCCATCGCAGCCGCACAATATGAACCATTCTCACACGATCTCCACATCACAACATCTTTCTCGGAATCTAACTTATCTATAATATCCCATTCACCTTTGAGACCAGAACAACCACCAGAATTCAAGGAATATCTGATGATACCTCCTATTTCAGAGAATTGTTTTTTTGCTGAATCAGTTATATTCATTGATAACTTCTGTTATCTTTTCCATTTCAGGATCGGTGAATACTTTGTTCCCCACCGTCTCTGGCAATATTAATAATAAAATTACTACAGTTAAAAACGTTACTAATATTGCTAATCTTAATACATATTTCATTGATTATACCTCTGGTTTCTTTGGCCATATTGGATTTTCGGCACATTGTCCTGTTGCTAATTCTTCTTGATAAATTTCTTCTGGAAAGTCGCGAAGATCTTGTCTATACTTATCCCACGCTTCGAGTTCGGGCACCGACAGATTAACATTCGGTTCTTGAGTCCATTCAGATTCCATTAATAAAGCAGCGACCTTACCTTTAATGTCTTCGTTTGTATAATAATCACTCATCTTATTACCTCTACCTCTATTATATAATATTTTTAAGTATTTGTAAAATATTTTGTTAAATGAGATTTTCGAACTTTAACCATAATCCATTTATTGTAGTATTTATCTGATTCGAGAACTTTTCTATCAAATTGATATTTCGCTTCGAAATAAGAACATTCGGATTTAGTCTTACAGAGTTTAAGAATAACCCTTTCGAAATTATCCCTACCCACCTCAACAATATCCTCAAGTAATAATTCTGACGAACCATAATAATCCTTCCAATCCGATTCAACTATTTTTTTCTTTCTTTTAAGGTTTTTCTGAAATGTCTTCTTCCTCCAGAAAAACTTTTTACCTATATATTTTTTACCATTATTTAGATTAGTTATCTCATAAACAAATCCATAGAGTTTTTTAGGATCTAAGTCCTTTGGTGTATATTCCTTTCCCCTGTATATCCATGTCATATATATTATTCATAGCCTTAAATAAATATATATAATAATCAGTAAACATCATTCCAAGATCCTTTAAGTCCACCGACTTCATATTCTGTTACACGATTTTCAAAGAAATTTGTATGATCCGGAGCATTAAGAACCCAATCAAGCCATGGAAGTGGGTTATCCTTCACCTTGAAATTAGTTTTTAATCCGAGCTGAAGGAGTCTTCGATCTGCAATGTACCTAATATATTTTTTAACTTCTTTTTTCGAAAGATTATCAATTCCAGAGTTATCGCCATACGCAAGATCAATAAACTTATCCTCTAGTTCCACAGTTTTTCGAAGCATTGAATATATTTCTTTTTTAAATTCGTCTGTAACAACCCTCGGATGTTCAGCACAAAATTCACGGAATAACTGAGACATACCATCAACGTGCATAGATTCATCACGAATAGACCATTCCACGACCTTACACATCCCTTTCATTTTACCAGATCGTTGAAAATTTAAGAGCATTACAAATGATGCAAATAAAGAAATGCCTTCGGAGAATACAGATTTAGCTATAGCAACTGCCAAATTAGAATAATTAGATGTATCATTATCCCTCATAAATTTTACTTTATTTTCCATCTCTTTATATTCGAGGAATGCATGAAACTCCGACTCCGGAAGTCCAAGAGTATCATTCAATAAGGCATATGCTCTTTGATGAACACCCTCTCTTGAAGCAAATGAACCAAGCATATTACGAATTTCATTATTCTTTAACTTTGGTATAAAATATTCATAATAATTCTGTCCGACAGCTACGTCAGATTGTGTGAACAGTCTAAGCACCTGCATAACAAATTCCTTTTCAGATGAATCTAATACATTCTTTTTCCAATCGGATACATCATCGCTTAAATCGATCTCCTCTTCAATCCAATGCGATTGCTCATGTTTCTTTGTTAATTCAACAGCCCAAGGATATCTGAATGGTTTATAAGTTTCAGATGGAGTGAACATTGTAACCTTTTTTTCAAAAAGAAACAACTCCTTAGACTTCATTAGGGTATCGTAATTACCTAGATACTTACCATCTATAACAATTTGCGGTACAGTTCTTTGCCCAAGTTTAGACCAATTATCAAAATATTCGTCTTTCTCGGTTATATCATATATCGAATATCTTACATTATGTTTATCAAACCAGTTTTTCACGCTCACACAAAAAGAGCAATCTGGTTTTGAATATAATTCAATCTTCATTAAAATCCTTATTTAATTTATTAAAGTGGTGTCACCATATATAACAGAGTTGTGTATTTCTTCCCAATAATATACTCTGTTCCCCACATATTCCGTGTTATGTGAATGCGACATTAATATTGGGGTAAGCCCAAGCTCCTCCCCGACATCCAAATTTTCTCCCTTGTCCTCTATCCAGTAGAAATTTTCTCCAGGATATTTTGTAGTAATAGACTTCAGGGCATCACCTTTATTCGCACCAGTATCAAGTATGGTGTAATCAATGAACACCTTTCCAAAAAGATTCTCGAGATTCGAAATTCTCAATTTCTGTGAATATGGATCTAGACTCTGTGAGGTGACAGCATGAAACATATAACCCCTTTCATAGAGTTTTCGCACATATTTAACGGAATCTCTCAGAGGATTAAGATATCCAATTCTAGCAGAATTGTTAAATTCTCGAGAAAGCGCTCTACCCTCTTTTGCTGTTATATTGAATTTTTCTCCAACTTTATA